ATCTGCTTCGCAGTTGTCGGACACTACAACCCCCTCTAAGGATTCAACCCAAGACTTCAAGTCAAGAAACCAGTCTGGTCTATTGTCTTTGGCTTTCTTTCTGTTACCTTTATACTCGGTATACAGCTCTGCACGAAAGTTGTCAGGACCACCAATGGCCATAACGTAGTCTTTTGTAAAAAGGTTGTTTAAGACGTCATTAAAATGTTCTAAGAATTTCTTCTTTCCTTCTTCTAGTGTATCGCTCTTCCATATTGACATATATACAAGGACATCACCATCGATAATAGCTATAGTCATAATAGCTCCTTTTATTAATTAAGAATTCCCCTAATGGGAATGCCTGATAGTCATTATTTGCGGGTATTTTACTCCTTTCTTTTCATAATCATAGCTCGAATAAATACTACTACTGCTGTTATTAAGGTTTTAGTAGTCTTGTACAGGGAATACGCTAAACTGTAAGTAAAGATAACTAGCCCAACAATTAACAGGATAAATGAAGAGGCTAACATTTCTATGCTAACTAGTAAATTTTCCCGGAGAGGCTGCTTTGGTGTTTCTTTAAATACTTGGATTAACTTTTGGATATCTTCATTCATGGCTTGACCTTTCCGTTAATTGCTCGTGCTTCAAGTTTTTCATAATTGATCTTCATAATCTCAGACAGGCTACTACCCTCATTACTTGCCATAATAGTAACATACCAAAGAACATCACCTAGCTCATCCAAGATTTGAGATCGTGTTCCCATTTGGGTTGCATCTTCTACTTCTTCGGCTTCTTCACGAAGACCCGTGGCTAAGTCATTATGATGCCGATGCTCGGGTTTAAAAAATTGTAAAGCGATAGTTTCATATAAGTTAGCTTGCATAGTATGCTCCTTCAGCTTTTGATAGAGACGCAATTATGTCTCTGAATTGTTGATGGGAAAGATTAATTAGATCATAACACTTTGTATCCTCGTTGAATTGTCGTAGAACAACATCAGTCTCGTCTAAAATGACCTCAACATCTGAATACAACCCTGTCTGATCTAAGGTGGTTACAATTGTATAGGCGTCTTCGTGTTCGACAGTAAACATTAATCTTCCTCTTTACAGTTACAATTTTCAAGGGCTTCTGCTAAACCTTCTGAGAAGCCCTCATCCTGGCCTATTTCTCTACCTTCAGAATAGCCCTCAGAATGACCCTCGTCACGCCCAATGTAATAGCCTTCATCCCAGCCATCTTGATATATTTCGTCAGTTTTCCCGTTATATTCTTGAATAATATTTTCCTCTAATATATTTAAGAGATCACTCACATCACTGTCTATATTATGCCCGTGGAATTTTATCGCCTCATAAAAGCGATCAAACTCAATACGGATGTTTTCTTGTACGCTGATATACATATTAATAATCCTTCCAGATCCTATGGTAGATATTTTCTAGTCCTGCTTTATCGGGGTGTTTTCGAACCCACATGCCAGTAGCAGGTTCGAAATGTTTTTTAAAGAAGTTATCCAGCTTACGATTACCAGTAGTAATGTTAGTATCTACCAAGTAAGATAAACGATCAAACTCTGCGTCAGACATAATGCTTTTATTCTTGTACTCATAAGAATAGGCAGCTACACTAAGCCTAATCCTAAGTCTAATCTCTTCACTCTTCTTCGAGACAGAATCCACACCAAGTTCCTTTACTTGCATTGCCGCAGCTAACACATTTGCGCCAACCATTCTTCTTATCACGATCTTTTGAAGCCTGTTGCTCTTCTTTTGTCATAGAACGAATAACAGGCACTATTGGTTTAATGGACGTCATAGTAGTTGTCTCCAATGTTACAATCACCACAAGTCATAATATCAATGCCCAAAGCCCTTGGAGCCTCTTCAAAGCAGCGCATTATTATCTCTCGTGTCTGTTCTGCTTGATCTTCACGAACTTCAACAGTGTGTTCATCGTGGTAAAACAACACATGTTTAAAGTCAATATTAGCCTTCTTAAGCTCCTCGTCAATCATAACAACAGTTGCCTTCATAACAACTGCCTCTGCACCTTGAATGAGATAATTTAAAGACTTGTGCCGCTCAGACTTATCTAGCATAATCCTACGATCATCTAGACCGGGGATAAACCCCTGAGACTCAATTAAGTTACTTACATTGTTTATGAGCCTAGCTAGAGCGGGGAGTTCTTTCTTATATTTGGCCATTGCCTTTTTAGCTTGAGGTACAGTCTTTCCGATATAACCGCTAAGTTTTTGAGCACCAGCGCCGTAAAGATAAGCAAAGATAAATCGTTTAGCTTGAGGTCGGGTACATTCTAGAATATCGGCATTCATTTGATGAACATCTCCGTTAAGTACGGTATCGGTAAACTTATCGTCTCCCATATAGTGAGCTAACAATCTTAACTGACAGGCTGCGGAGTCGGCTGAAACCAAGGTATAACCCGGTTCTGACACAAACAAGCTTCGGAACTCCTTACCAAGCGTAGCGTAAGCTCCCGGCAAGTTCGCAATAATCTTGTGGGTCTGACGAAATGTTGGGGTGCCGATATTGAATACATCGCCGTGTAAACGAGAGTTATCATCAACGTATTGAAACCAACCCTCTAGAATAGACTTCCGAGAGCGCAAGGTATAATACTCCATAAGAGCCTGGCCTACATCTCCGAGTCCTTCCAAGGAACTATCTGAGAGTTTTGCTGAGACTTTGATAAACTCTCCGTTAACCCGCTTCCAGTTCCATTCGTCCGGCTCCCACCCGATTGTTCCAAGATAACGTTTAACCGTATCAGTGTTACCAATATCGCCAGTATCAAAAGTAACACGACAGTATTCACCCCAAACGGGACAAGTATCAACAGTGGTGCCCAAGTCAAGCTCAAACCAACGGCTAATGTGGCTTGTGAGCTTTCCCGACTTCGTGTAGGTTGGCTTCTTTTTGATTGCATAACGCTTCCCCGTTATTGGTTCATGTTCTTTTATAGTGTCTGGGTCAACTACGTTTGCCTTTCCTGGGAGTAGCGGATTAATAAAAGATTCAATTTCTTGCATCCTTTGATCAATTGTTTCACTAAGTTCTTTAGCTCCCTCCAAGTTAAACTTCCAACCGTTCTGGCATTGTTCAGCCATGATTGCATCCATTGACATTTCTGAACGCAAAGCCTTGAGAATAACTTTAGATTTTGAGGCATTAATATAGTTTTTAGTTTCTTGTATAAGATGCCTGTATACCTTAACAAGTAGCCGGACGTCTTGTTGCATATATACAAACATGTCCTCGTTAAAAGTTTCGAATCCTCCAGCATAGTCTCCCTTATGGTCATTAAAGAACTCTCCCCACTTTTTTAGGGAGTGTCCAAATCCAAAGCGCCTATAGTTAAGCACTTGGGACATTACTTTAGTACACTGTACGGTTGCTTTAGGCTTCCAACCCGTTAGTTTAGTTAGCGCAGGTACGTCATACCCGAAGGCATTATGGGCGATAATCACCTCTGCGCTGTCTAACAAGTCAATAAACTCTTGAAGTTGATTGGGGCGAAACCAATATTCCGCCCCGGTATCAATATCAATAGCACCTGCACAATGAAACTTAGTCAACTTAGGTAGTAAGTTATCTGCTTCAATGTCAAATACTAATTTCATATTTACTCCATTTCTTCTTCTTCTTGCCACTGTTTCCAATTGTCATATTCATCGTCTAGAGCCCAATCATCAATTAGTTCTTGGGGGATACCATCCGCCCAGTCTTCATCCTCAAAGTCAAACTCCCAGCTATCATCTCGATCACCTACAAAACACATTCCAGGCTCGTAGAAGCTTGCTGTGATGTCTAAGTTTAATGTGGACTCTGCTGTGTCATAAGCTGTTAAGGGTGGCCCCCAAGCAGTATCGAAACTAAGCTGAAGAGTGTCCTCACCATCCCAGTCACAATAACATTCCCTTACGTCCCACTTAGTCCCCCAAGTGTCTACCGCCGCACGATAATCCCAATCCTGTCCCAAGGGGGCTAAGAAATTAAGCAGTTCGTCATTATCTGCGGCTGTTTTAATTTTCTCTAGAGTTTCTTTGTCCCCAGAAATTTGTACGCTATTCATACACCAATTTGGCATAGTATATTCTCCTATTTATTGTTGATCTAAGTATTCGTCTTGTACTCGGTATTCTGCATCACGTACTAAATCCAGTGCCATAGCGGCTTGGTGGATGGCACGATGAATGTTTAATTCTAAGTCTCTTTCTCGAAGAGACTCAGCAAGTTTACGAATAACACGGGAATCAGGTGACAGTTTCATTAGTTTACCTCCGATAATACTCTTAATAGTTGTCGTTCAGCCATCTTTATATTGTCATAAGCATCGTTTAACCGTTCAGAATTATAGTCTCCGGTCTCGTCTAGCCAATGTTTAGCTGATTGAACTTCATGCAAAGCCCGTTCAACATCTTTCCTTACTGCTTCAAAATCGCTTGGGGTATAGCCCATAGCATCAATATCTTCTTGGGTTATCATACTAATTCTCCTTCTACAAAGTCAGGCCACTCAGGCGGATCTAATACATCAAACAACTTTTCTAAGTTGTCTTCTGCATCGGATCCATCTGAATATTCACCTGAAACCTCTAGATCAACACCTACGCAATCTTTACCAAACTGATTTAGCAATAGCTGTGCAAGATGTGTTGGGTCTTTTACATTATCGTAATGGAAGTTAATAATGTTGTATTCCCCTTCATACCAGCCAGACACACTCATTAAAACTCTCCGCCAATGAGTTGATGCTCTAGGGATTTAACAAGACGAGAGGCATACCACTCGATCTTACGGGCGTCTTGAAGGTCAGCATCCTTCTTACCTAGTCGGCAAGAATACTTAAAGATTTGACCCAATAGATGTGAGTTAACACCGCTATGGCTATCTAAGATATACTCCATAAGATCCATATATTCTAGCCCCTCGGGGAATCGATCATAAGCTTCTTTTGGAATCATCTTATAGTGCTTCGGATTAATAATTTCATCTTGAGATGATTGATCCATCCTACTGAAGTTGCCGTGAAAGTCTATTGCTTTTTTCTTTTCACACTCTTCTGCTACTGTGTAATTTGATTCTTTAACTAAAGCCTGATACTCGGCCTCGGCTTCCCGCTCTAGATAAGCGCTATACCCGAAATTACCTGTTTCTTTTACTTCTACTACTTTCATACCGTTCATCTCCTGATCTTGCATATCCAACATAATTCTCCGCTCCACTCGATTGTAATTGTTCACTAGTAGATAATCACTCCACTCCCGTATACCTGATTGACTATTTACAATCATGCTGCGTTCCTCACCTATACAGCTTATGTACGGTGAATTACCTGATTGTTTTAAGTTTGACCAGATATCTATTGCTTGTTGCCAGCTATCAACCTCGTATTCTAGAATAGTTGAAGATGGTGATTTGTATACTCTATAGATGAATTTACCCATTGACTATTTCTGCCTTTATTTTTTGGATATGTATTTTTAAGTCAGCTTTGTTTGCATAGCCCATCTGTTGAGCTGCGGATTGTTCTGCGGCATAACGAGTATAACCTGCATCATACTCTAATATCGCAGCCCTCTCCTCAAACAAGTCTTCTATTAGTTTCCAATCGTTCAGTCTTTCTCGTCCCATTCTAAGTAAGCTCCTATAATTGGTTTATCGTCGGCCCCTTTACGGAGAATGACATAGTCTGCCACAGAGACAGCCTCTCCTGTATCTGTTCGTGTAAATCGATCGCCACGATATGGGTTGTACCTTACGTGTTTCTCTGTGGCCCTCTGTGGACCTAGTCCTTCTACGACTTCGCCCACAACAAAAGCATGAACGTTCTTCTTATTCTCATTTAGAACTTTTTGTCTACCAGCACTTCTTACTGTAAACTTTGCGTTCTTCAAGATTACATGGTCAGTGTGTTTAATCACTTTACCGTAGTCCTCTTTGTTACGTGACTGTAAAGAGAATGTATTTTTATGGAGATTATAGTAGGCTGCTACTTTCATGTTAATCCCCTCTTACTGCTATTACGTGTTCATAAGAAACTTCCTCTGCTGTTTTGAAGTGTTTCTTGTTAACAGTTGTTTGTGGGATTAACTCACACCAAGTATTCCACCAGTATTCTGTTCCTTTTTGTTGTACAACACTTACATATTCTTCCACTCTCTTTTTGTTATTAAAATAAGAGCTAGAATACCCAAGTCGTTTTAAGTTATGAGTGTCGAGGCAAGCCAGATTATAACCTAGCATTTGTAATCCAAAACTAGCCTTTGCTAGCCCTAGCCCTTTTATACTCAGTACTGTATTAAGCATTTTTTGTTGTGAAGCGCTCTCTTCAAACATTGAATAAAGCTCGTCTTTAAGCTCTACAACTCCTGAGTAACTATCAATTTTATGGCCCCAAAGAGCCTTTGATTGATGTTTATTAATCCGGATGTCATTTGACAGATTAGTTAGATCTTTGAACCCTGTACGAATAGAAGCAATAACTGTGCTAAACACATCTACCACCCCCTCTGGCCCTCTGTTTAATACGTAGTCTTTAATTAGCTTTACATCACGGGTATACATTTTAGCCTCCTTTTTTTACGTTCCAAGTAAACTTATTTTTCCATACCCCCGTATTTGGACGCAAAGCCTTTTCCATCTCTTTTGCTTCCTCCAAGGTTAAGCCAGAGGCTAATGAAACAATCTTTATATCCTTCATGTGATTATTTATATTGGTAAGTACAGGACGTTTCTTTCTAGAGTATTTCTCAGACATTGCCTCCTTTACTTCATACCAGTAGCGAAACTTTATTCCCGTGATATTAAGCTTTGAACGGCCCACGTAACCTTGATGGATTCCTCTATGTTTTCCTTCTACAAATATATGGTACACTGTATAAACTCCTTTGTCTTTTCCAACTGGTTTTGATAGATATTTGGTGTAAACTTTATTCATATTGGTTGTCATTGAGTCAAGCATATTATTCTCCAAACCATTTCTTCATGAAGTTGCGTAAGTCTTTCTCATTGCCCAAAGGGGTTACAGTATTATGATATACCCCTTCCGGGCCACATATAGCTATTTCAGGCTTCCCATTGATAGATACAATAGAGAGTTCTTCTGCGCTATTAATCGGTATTAAGACTTGTTGATGTTCAAACAATTATCTTCTCCTCTGTTACAGTTACTTTGTATAACTCTGCGCAGTCGTCATCTAAAGAGCGTAGTACGTATTCTTTACAGTCTTCAAAACGGCCTTCGTGGTAGAGTTGACCATCCAAATAAACTTGATAATACTCTTCACGAACTTCAATAGTCATTATACTATTCCTCTCTCTGCGCTTTAAATACATCTTCATACTTGTTAAACAACTGCTCAAACTTCCACTCGTATAGTTGTTGCATACCCATTAAGGTGTTCATCATCTCATCATGGGTAGGCTCACGTTCACCGTCACCTATCTGTCTGAACACTACCTGTAGGTCATTGCATACATGCCAGCAGTCCAGTATCATTGGTTCTAAGTCATACAGTTTAGCCATCAATTTTTACTCCGATACATTCTATTGTTTCATTTTTATCGTTGACCATCACTGAAGCATCTCTTAGGCCAACATTGCATAATGTTTCATTGTCGTATGTACCAAGGTGATAGTATCTAACCCCGTTTTCTGGTACAACAACAAACCAAATCAATATCCATACTACATTCATTATGTGTATTCCTTTCCATCTTCAAAAGCCTTTACTATTTTAGTTTCGATAATACGAACACTCATGTTTGTATCTTTGTACCTATTATACCATTCGGATGCTTCTGTTAAGTCAGCAAGAGTATCAATATGCTCCCACCACCATACTCCGTTTTCTCCTTCAAGGAAAACGTGTATTTCATACATCCTTGGACTAAATCCCATTAGATTTCTCCTTTTGCACAGATCGAATCAAATACCGCAATACGATCACTTCTGTTGGCTAGTTTAAGCTTAACGCAGAGATCGTTAGCTTTTACCATCATACGGAAATGTTTAGCGTTTGATACGACAACAAGGTTATAACAGCCTAAGCGGAAAGTCTGAAACTCCACCTGTTGTGGGTTGGCTAAATACTGTTCTTCCGTTCCTGTGTATTCCCAGTCTCGTGTTAATAGATAAGGGAATGCTTTTCCTAAGTCTGATGTGAGAGTAAGATAATCTAAGTCCTTACCTCGCCCCATAACAGTAGCACTACCAAACCGAACAGTATGGAGGAAGATAGATTCAGGAAAGAACATATCGCCCTCTTCCTCATAGGAATAGGTGCGCTTGTTATTGTTAAGGCTTTCTAAGAGAATATCCCCGAGTGTTTTTCTGGTCATATTTATTACTCCGAATAATCAATGCAAGCTTCAAGAGCTTCATCTAAACTGTTGTGAACTTCTGTTGCCATAGCTGTCATGAAGGGGTTGATACGATCATGCTTATTTTTAAACATAATAATTGTCTTGTTCTTCATGTGGCTAAACATAACCTCACAAGCTGTACCTTGACCCTTGGCCTTTGGATGATTACGCATATCAACTAATAAGATCTCACATCGTGCGATATCTCGAAGATCTTGTTTAAATATACGCTTGGCGATATTGCTTTCTAAACCTCTGTCATCTAAGAGTTGTTCGTGGAAAGAAATCCTACGAGAAGGATCTAGAAACTCAATACCATGATCTTCTAGAACTGTTCCTGCATATTTTCTCCATTCTTTCATTTCTTTACCTGAGAAACCAGCCATAGGGCCAGCTAGGTACACACCTTTAAGTAGTTTCATATTTCTTCCTCTTCACTAATGTTAGTAAACCTAATCCAGATATTCCCATCTCCAAAGTCTTCTATAACCTCCCAGTCGGAGTTTCCATTGTCAATGATAGTGTCAAGCCAGTTAAAGAAATCTTTACGATTCATGCTTCTTCTCCAAATACTTCTTTCCATTCTTTAGGTGTTATTCCTGAGACTATAAACTCTCTTTCCCCAGAGCTTAATTGAGGGAATGCCCTTTGTACTAAGTCTCCGTTTTTCCAGCTAAAGTACTGTTCTTCTGTTATGTCGAGATCCATCTCATTAATTTTACCTGATATTATGCTTCTCTTAGAAAGTCTCATAATAGTTCTCCATTTGGTAAAAAAGGCCACCCCCGTAGGGATGACCGATTATTTCGATTCTTATTTTTAGAAGTCAAGATCGTCTTCAACACTTGTCAGCATATCATCGTCTACTTCTTGATTATCTGAAACTTTGTTAACTTTAAAGTCTGTAATCTCAAAGCCACCTTGATTAGGCCGAGGGGTGTATTCATTAAGGGTTGTAATCTGTACCCCCATCAACATAGATGCAATGCCTGTTGAGCCGTTGACGTTATAGTCGTACTGATAGACGCTCAAGTTACCTACAGAACCATTACCAATTGTCTTGGGATCAACAGGGGATAAGTCACCAGCAACAACATTAACCGGTGCCATAGGGGAGCCGTCACGCTTCATAGATTTCTTCTTTAGGTTAGCAGCATAGTATAGGCCCTCATCGTCTTCTTTGGGTTGAACACGCAGGTTCATGTCTTTCCAGCTTTTAGCAACTTTTTTGTCACGGGTACGAATTTGAACTTCCCATGTTGGGTTTTCCTTGTTGAAAGAAGCGTTAGGGCGTGCTGGGTCCAACTTAGCAAAGAAGAGTTCAGCATTAGGGATAATTTGTGTTTGATTAGCCATTTGGATTTCCTTATCTGATATATCCGGGATATTTGTCATTAGACTTATTAGTCATTATTTGCGGGTATTTTTACCCATGTTTTATTAGCAGAAGTTCCAGAACTTGTCCATATCTTCTACATAAAGTTCTGCGTAGAAAGGGTCTCCTTCGGGGTCTACAGTAACTTGGTAATATTCGACAACGTGACACCCTTCAGAAAAGCCAATACCGTCTATAAGAACTTCATTTACTTCACCTTCAAAGTATACTTCTAGGTTGTCTCCGATTTTAGGCAAATGCATAGTCAGACTCCATTATTGATGAAATTTTAAGGTTTCCCTTTTTAGGAATTAAGTTTAGTGCATCCATCTGAGCAAAGATATGCTCAAGAGGTTCTCTTTCATACAGGTCAATAAACAGGCTTCTTACATCGAGGAAGGCTTTATCCATATTACCTGCGTGACACCCGAAGGAGTCATGAACTACAGTTACAGGGTACTCTGTTTCTTTAACATACATAGCCACATGAACAGCGTCTACACTATGTACGATGTTGGGCGCTAATGATTGTTTCTGTTTTTTGTTGTTAAGCTCCTTTTCTTTTCGGATGTGGATGCTAATACGATACATATCTTCCCCGTGCTGTAACTCTATTTGTTTTAGTTTAGTTGCAGTGTAGGGTTGAACAACTTTAAATCCAGTAACAATCTGGTCATAGGCAACATGCCTATTCTTTTCGTTTTCCTGAGCGCCCAACGTTTCAAACATAAGAAGCAAATTAGCTGGTCCTCTTAGTTTAGCATAGCAAGTATCGTAGATTAGACCGCCTAGGTAGGACGACCAAGCTTTGTCTTTGTCACGAAGATACTCAGAAAGATCATAAGTATCTTCCTCTACCATAGTCTTCATGCCCTGCTTAGTGCCGCCGTAGCCTAATACCATAACTGGGCGTTTTACTGTCTTGCGCCATATCTTTTTATCCTCGATGGCGTTCCAGAAAGCAGGACCAAGTTTACCCTTGATTTCCCATAGATGGTTTCGGCCTTCGTTAAATCGAGCCATTGCATCCTTATATAGTTGGCTCTTAGGGTTTTTGCTATACTTATTAATATCCGCTTTGAAGTCTTTGATTTTAGTAAATACCTCAACAAAGCGGTTATTTACTTCATCACCTGCAGCTAAGAAGTCTTTGCGAACTTGTTCTTGGCTATGCTCTGCGATAAACATATATACATCCCCAGGGACTTCTTGAGGGACAAGATTTACTAGTGGAGCAACAGTTTCATCTTTAGACATGGCGGTTAAGTGCTGAACACCGTTATTTGAGCCATCAATATAGATAGGAAGGCAAGAAGGGAAGTCTTCAGGATCTCTGTGAACACCCCACTCCGCTAAGTCATTTAACTCCTTACAACAGGCAAGAAAACAGAATGGCTTGTCAGCGTCCATCCACCCTGTGTTTTTCATAGGATCTCCTACATAAGAGCAGATATCAAAGAAGTTATCTTGGACCCACTGGGCACGATCATCTAAAGAGACCTTATCATTGCCCCACATATTAGCTGTGTGTACAGATAACCAATAGAACCCCATTTTACCTAGAGGTACGGGGGTGTCGAGCAATAGAAGCCCCTTGGCATTGTCAGAGGATTGCTCATGTAGAAACGCAGTGTTAGGGTATATGCGACCACGAAAATCAACATTATACAGATGGTAGAAAGCATTGTCAATATTCCTTTCTGCTAGTCTCTCGATAGCTCTCATTTCAACTTCCAAAGAAGCCCTTTTAATAGGGTCAACTTCTTTCATTGCTTTGAAGGGTGTTTTGTCTTTACTGTACTTGGCAGCTTGGAATGTCTCAAAGACAAACTTGTTTATGCGCCACCCTGTAGAAGATAGTTTGTTTAGGACATCTAGCAGATAATCCATATTACCTTCTTTTACAGCCGATATTGCGTCTTCATGGGGCCTCTTTTTAATTAGAGGAAACCCTGTTTCATGATAGTATTCTCCAGAGACCCACTCCGCAGGTTTATGGGCGGTTGGAAATAACTCAACAGACTCTGTATCTACCAAGTCCATGATAGAGTTTAGAGCCTCTGAGTCTTTTACTGTGATGTGATATGAAGAGTGTTTCTTTCGGCGTCCATTAGACATACCTCTCTTCTTTTGTATTGCTAGGATTCCTATATCTAGGTAGGCTTTGAAAACTTCCCAGCCAAGATGGGCTTCCTCAATCTCGTCAACCCTTAGTCGGAATCGGCGATTTAAAGAGCCGCCTATGCTAGCAATCATGTTAGCTAGCTCACTTTTTATTTCAATGTGAGAAAGTATTTGACCATAGGTACACTCAATTATTTCTCTAGGTTCTTTGTCATGTAGTTTCCAAGCTTTCTTTCTTGTATCAGGTTTATCTCCTTTTATATTCATTAAGAACTTTTGTTGTGCACTGACTTGCTCTATTAGAAGTTCCATTGGATTCATTCGTTATTCCTTCTTTTACGGACTGGGAGCAAATGGCTCTCCGTTATTTAGGACAGTATAACTCTTCTTACTTGACTCTGCCAAATACTACATAGGTCAAGATCACAAGGATAACAAAAAGAGTCATATAAAGGCTTTCGAAAAAAAAAATAAGTTGTTAAAAAGCCCCCTCCACCCGCTAGGGCAGAGAGGGAAGTAAGGGAGGGAAAAACGTGTCTAGTTAGTTTTATTTAGTCTTAGCAAAACCCTTACGGGCAACCAAGCTAGCAAGGTAACGCCCCCGAGGGGTTTTTGTTGAATAGTTGATTACTTTTCCTGAACCATCCAACCAAGTTTCACGAACTGATTTACCACCTACTGTGTAAGAGAAGGCTGCGGAAGTTGTTGCGTGTGTAAGAATAGTAGTCATATGATAGTCTCCAATATTGGGGTTAAAGAGCATAATGCTCATTAATGCAGCCTCTTAAGGCTACACTCTAAAACATTATTATTGGTTTGTTTGTTCAACCTCTTCCATATATTCTTCATAGTCAAGGTCAAGCACTGATTCGTAAGTATGACTCCACTTTTCGTCAATTGCCTTTACAAGTTCTTTAAAAGAAATTTCTTTCATGAACTCAGGGGATTTGCGGTATTCAGAATTAGTCATGGTTAGTCCTTTCGGTTTCTTCATTATAGAGGGTGAAAAACCCCCACTATTTGTGGGGAGTTTCATTAGTGTAGAATATGTGGTTGCCAATCTGACCATCAAACTTGTAGTGGGATTTCCAAAATGGCGAGACTTCCACAGAGTGGTAGTGTGTTGATGAGAGCCCCATTAGATTAGTAGACCCATCTAAGATGCTAACTGATAGCTCTTTGATACGCTTCCAGGCCTTACGATCTAGATAAGACATCCGAGAGGGATTGTCATGTTTCCCATCGTGAGTCCATGAGAATTGTTTTCCCTCCCAGACCACATCACAGACGTTATCCGGGTAACGCTTGTCTTTTACACGGTTTAAAGTGACTTCTGCCACTGCAAGTTGACCAGTTATATTTTCATGTCGTGCCTCAAAAAAGATATTTAAGGCTAAGCATGTTGCTGCTGCTGTCATAATCATAGTCTGTTTTCCTCTATTTCAGTATACCACCATTCGTGTAGTAAGTCATCAACTTCTTCTAGTTGTTTACCTTGGGGAGTCCATTGATTACCATCCCAATCAGTGATATTGATAATAGCAAATTCTGGACCTTCTACAACTTCTATTTCGGCAGGTTCATTCCATGTACCACGATGCCGAATTACAACACCGTAGTCAGTCATTTCAGCGTTAAGTGTACAATCAAGACCATCAATGAAAAGTTCAAGTTCTACTTTCATTCTTTTGCTCCTTATGCAGCAATGACCTTAGACTCTTCAACAAAGCAAGATACTCTGTTTTCAAAGTAATCACGAGGTAATACCCACTCTGAAAAAGTTCCATGAGCAGCATCTCCCTCGCACACACCCTTATAGTGTTGGAAGTGGGGTGGCAAGTCATCCATTATGATTTCTACTACAGCACCTTTAGAGTACTTAGCAGCGTTTTTAAAAGAGTCAGTCCAGTGAGTAACATTCCGGGTCTGAATATCTTTTACAAGTTCGTGCGCTTCACGTTGGCAGGTGCCACGATAAAATTTAAACATCTTCATCTCCTAGATAGTTTGTTAAGTGTCACTGGAATCCATAGGATATCCAGAATGAATATTCCGATTAGTGTTGGGACATCGAATTGATGACCATAGTAAATCATGCCAATCATGCAAGGTATTGCGATAAACGGCATTGGTTGTATAAGTAGGTAACTCTTCGTTATGCTATAGAACATAGCTGCAAGAAGAAGTCTTAGTGAAAGCCCTACAAATATTACAGATATAAATTCAAGCATAGCTCAGTCTCCATTTGGTTTCTTCATTATAGAGGGTAGAAAACCCCCACTTTTTTAGTCACAAAGCCCGTACAATTCTGTAGTAATGGGGCCACCGTAGCAGCCCCACATAATATTTTTACTTGGTGGCTGAGTTGTATACACAGGATGCATAAAACCCAGCGGTACCAATCACAGGTGCTAACAATACACTAGCAGCGCCTATTGCCGGGAGAGTAGAATTAGTTAAAATTGCACCTGAAGTAGCCCCCGCTATACCAACTACACCTAGTGGTGCTGCAATGCCAATTACACTAGAGGCGGCTATTGTAGTTACACCGATGACTACTGCAGATACTAGCCCTACACCTGCGCCAATAGCTACATCAGTATTAGAACACTGCACTGAATTTTCAACAGGTATCAATGCATACTCAGGCTCTGCGTGTACAGAAGTATTCATTACAATATATAGCGCAATTACTGTGATTACATTTTTCATTAGATTTTCCTCTTGGTTTCCACTTGGTTGTGTGATATATTATTATATCATTATAGATGCGTCAATTTTCTCAGTTTTTTAGCATAGCCCACCACTCTGCAGTATACGGGGTTGGACCAGATACCCATGAGAAAATAGCAAGTAGTATTATTGAAACTGCCGCAAGTACGGTCCCGCTTGCTATTAGTACCATGACAGCTTTAGTCAGCCCTGATACTGCCATAGCAAATGCTACTATTATTGAGTCGATTGTATTTGATACTTTAGTCATTTGATTCTCCACTTGGATTTTAGGAAGTCGGCCTGATTGCTTTCTTCATTATAGAGGGTGAAAAACCCCCACTTTTTTTTGGCTATTTTATGCCATTTTTGATCAAAATAGTACCGGATTTGGTAAAAAAGGGACACCCGTAGGTATCCCAATTTTATTATTTTTTATTCCACGATTTACGATTTTTATTATTCATAGATCGTGTTGTCGGCTTTAAATTGCTTGGACGGTTGTCCGAGCGCTTCCGATTTTTATGATCCAGCTCTTTTTTGACTGGTTTTTTAGTTGACATCTCTTTTACAATACGGTGTACATAAACAGCTTTTCCGTCTATCCGCACAGTCTTGTAACCGTCACCATGATTAGTGCCAGCTTCGGATCCTGCAGCTTTTCTGCCACGAGATTCTTTCCAATAGAGCTTGCCACCCTTCCGAGTAAATAGTTTATCCCATTTCTTCATTATAGAGGTCCAATTTCTCCCACTTCTATTATACGGGCTTTGTGTAGAGGCCATCTCCTAAAAGATGACCCCTAGTACTATCGTCTATAATTAGACTCTTTGTTTTGTGAGTTAACACCACTAGTAATTTGAGGTATCATCTTGACAATCTCTCTACGAGTCTGTCTTGATACATCGCCTTGGACGTTGATGTTAAAGGATTGTGTATTAGAGCCTTTGTTGCTTTCCATGTTTCGAACATCATTCCTGGAAAGAACAACCTCACCCGGCATAGCTAAGATAGGGACAGAGTCTTTACCTGCTTGAGAAAACGGTGTGCTAGGCACAACGCCACCTTGAGAAAACCCTGGGATATTGAGCCAACCAAGGCCTGATTTGATCAGGCTCCCGAGGCCTCCGCCAAAGCCACCGCCCGTGCCGCCGCTTCCGAATGCATCAAAGATCTTTTCAAAATCAAAGCCTGATGTAAGACTATCTGCGAAATTAGAGGCAAAGTTATCAATTATCTTGGAGGTGAAAGTATCAAGAATACCATTAAGAGCACCTTTAAAATCGCCTGTTTTAAGAGCATAGGAAAGCCCCGATGCAAGTTCATTTTTGAATTCTTCGGTAAAGTCTTTTATCGCCTCTTGACGCTTTTTATTAGCATCTGCATTACCAACAACTGCCTTTGCGCCCTCGCCTCCCTCTTCAAGAACAGCAACTTGCTCGGCGGTTATTTCATAAAGATCTTGCAATGCTTGTCTAAGTTTTACAGCCTCTTCAGCACCAACAGCATCACGACGCCCTTCCGCTTGCCTTATTTGTGCAAGAACTCTTCGGATAGTAGCGGAAGTAGAACTCTCAGTTTCAACACCTAAAATGGAAGCGGCTGACTTAGTATCCCCGCCCGGTGCCCGGAAAATAGGGGCAATCCCTGCGTTAATACTAGCCATAAATCCTGGACCGAATTTACGGACAGCCGAGGCTTGCATTACATATTCGCCATTAGAAAGCATTGCTGGGACGCCGTCAGATGTCGAAGTCCCAGGTCCACTGACTGAGCCGCCAGAGTTAAAATACTGCGGATCAGCAGAAGCCATTACTCCTGACGAAGGAAACCCTTCTTGTTTTGAATCCGCAAATAAACCATTAATCATGCCTGTTAGGGTATAGATTGAACCCCCGACAACAGAGCCAATAGCCCCTTGAACAGCAGCGCCAATAACGCCGCCCATAGCAACTGTTTTAGCAATTGTACCTACGCTACTTAAGGCTCCAAGCCCTGCGCCCCTTATATCACCCTTGGCTAAACTGCTTAGAGTTTTTCCAAGACCTTTTATAACTTTAAATCCAGATCCAAGTATGGCGGAAGAAACTCCTGCTACACCACCATAAAGAGCGCCTCTAGGAAATTCAGGAAGTCCATCTTGGAAGAATGAGTCCCTAAGAGCACCTCTTTGCTTGTCTTCACTTTGGCTCATAAGGAAAGCATCAACTGCTCTAATCTTTGGCTTCCATTTCTTTACTTGAGAATCGCCAAGAAACCCCATGACGCCCGAGGCTAATTTTAAGGAGTCGGCAGCAAACGGCAAAACATCTGAAAGAGTTTCAGGAAGATAAGGGAGTTCAAGACCCATTCGTGAAAGTACAGCATCAACAAGCCCGACTAGCCCACCTTGATTTTCATAAGCAAAACTTCCGCTTGAAAGAGCTGCCCTTGATGCAACATAATCGACAACACCATTTGGATTAACAAGTACGTTAGCACCAGTTATTGACTCTAGTTCAGCAACAGTATTAGGAGCAGTCATAGGCTCGTTCATAATACTAGCTAATTCTGGAAGTAAAGTGTTTACTTGCTTAGTTACGTTTTCATCACTCGTGCCAGTTAGCTCTGCAAGAACATTTGCAAAAGTTTTCCCCTCTAGATAAGCGCCGATTCCCGTACCAGCGCTCGTTGCTAGCTGAGCCAAATCCCCGATACTTCCGCCACCGTTTCGGAACTGAGGTACCGTGCCAGAATTAACAGCATCCATAAAATCAGGGCCAAACTTCTGTACAGCAGATTGCTGCATTACATATTCACCATTAGACAACATCGCTGGGATGTCATCAGAGGTTCCTGTGCCAGCTCCGCTTACTCTACCCCCTGAAGAAAACGCAGAGGTAGAATAGTTATCCATAACAGATTTAGTGTTATTAAAGGAGAAGCTAAAGCCAGTAGCATCCCTAACAACCTGCCCTAACCTTTCAAACGCAGACGCTAACTTTTCAATTGCTGTAGAGCCTTGGTCTAGCGAAGTAAGTTGTTCAGGAGTAATAATAGGAGATTCAGAGATTTTAGTCAAGGTCTCCGCAAGGATATCCCCGGCATTAGCCGCACCAGCATCTAGTAATGAGTTGCGGATAGTGTCTAAATCTACCTTACTTTCGGCTGAAAGAGCAAGATCTGGGGCAATATCGATAGGTTTCTTAAACAGTGTACCCTTTGTAAGAAGCTCACTTAAGTCCAGATAGCCCATTTCGGCCATATTTTTAACTTCAGCTTCATCAAACTGGAAGCCTGGGAAGTTTAGGCGCAATGCCTCGGTAAGCTCAGTTGGGTCTTCAAAGACGCCACGTTTCTTAAGAGTATCATTGAGCTTCTTTTCGAATTCATTAACAATATCGTTTGCAAAGGTTGCATCGATAAGTTCAGCACCTACAAGCCCTTTGTTGATATTATCTTCGGCGGTATCACTGATCTCTGCGATAAACTTATCTAAAGGTGCTTTTAATTTAGCATTCGCTCTACCTAGTGACGCTCTGTCTAAAGCAGTAGACACCCCAAGGCTTAAGTTAATAGATGCGTTTTTACTTATTTCTCTGTCGTTAAAATAAGTAACACCTTTAACAACAGCAAGACCAATCGCAGCACCTACGGCTGCAATAATAGCAAACGGTGCAGCGGCAATACCTGCGGCAATAAAGCCACTAATTGTCCCACCAAGAGAGGTAGAAGCGGCAATTACTCCTGCTGAAGCACCAACTCTTGCAACCAAGGCAGCGACAGAATCATAAAGCGCATAAGAAAGGATACCAGTACCAATTGAGGTAGCAATAGTTACGCCAATACCTTCTGTTGAGGTCTGGTCGATATCGAAGAGTTCATTAATTTGATAACCGAGGATACCCCCTGCGATCAATCCAAAAGCACCTTTGCGAATACCTTGCCCTATGTTAAGACCAAGGTTTTCTAGTGCGGTTTGTATACGCTTTCGCCCCTTGACCATATCCGCTGCGTCTGTAATACCAATTACAAAACCATCTGCTAAGTATCCCGCCCAACGGGCTCCAAACATAACCGAAGAAATCTTGAGTGCTATGTTTCCTAAACTTGTTACTAACCCCGGGGCGAGTATAAAGGCACCTGTGGCAATTACTAGAGCCGTAGTTAGTTTTTGAACTACATCATTCTCAAACTCTGGCCCAAATAGACCTTCTAGGAAACCATCCGCAACTGTAGACGCAAGGTTTTTAAGCCCGTCTAAAATATCTGCTACAACATCATCCCCATCGTCTGAAAATACGTCTTTAATAGCTTTACCAAAACCCGTTGCTACCTTTTTAGCAGCATCTAAGAATTCTTGGTTATTTCCAAGAGTGCCAGCACTAGCTAAAAAGGCTGTTGCCAAGGCAGGTCCAAGAACAATCCCTCTAAGCTTTTGGCTTAAGAAAAAGGCAATACTAGCCGAAACTGCCGCCGCAAGCTGATCACTATTTTCGTCAAAATAGGTTGTAATATCTTCAGAAACTTTATCAAAGTTTTCTTTAATGCTAGTAGCTAATACGGTAATACCAATTACTAACGGAGTATTTTTAAGTAATTCAACAAAAGAATCAAAATAACCTTGGGCCTCATCTAAACCAGAACGGAAGCTTTTAATCCAGGCAGCCTCTACCTGAACAAACTCCCCGCCGTTTTGCCCAAGCCCTTCAACAAACACCTCATCTTTAAGGATACTATCCGCTAGGCTATTATATTGCTCTTTGATACGCCGGATAGCAAGACCAAAGTTTGTTTCAACCATCTGTAAACCACTGGGGGTGTCTATCTCCTTTGTAGAGAGATATTGAATTAGCTCGTTATAAGATGTTCTAAGACTATTCCACACATTCTCTGTTTGCTCCGAGATAGTTACGGTAATCCCTTTGGTCTCGATAGAGTTCCTAAGCTCTGCCCACTTTTCAGTAGCACCTATATTAATCGACTTAAATCTATCAATTACAGAGTTCTTAAAGGCGGTTAAAGCATTAAGAGCCTTACTGAGCCATTTCCACATAAACTTAGTATTACCGATGGCAGGAGCCCCCGGCTCTTCGTGATTGGGATCAAAGAGACCTGTCCAAGGAGATCTTCTAAGCACCCTGTCTACAATCTCCTCAAATATGCGGATTACGGCATCTTTGAAATTTGTTAAGGCTGTTAAGGCATCATTTATGCCCGGGAACTTGTCTTTTATAAGGTCTACTTTTTCTGTAGTGAAATTCAATACAACTGTAAACTTCTCTTTCATAGAAGCTTTTACATTATCAATAGATTTTGCAACACCATCAACAAAGCTTTTTGCGTCAAAGTCTCCAGAAAATAAATCTGAAAAGAATGATTTAAAGTCTGTTGCAAAGAATCTTAGATCGGATTTAAGAACCATTAATTCTAGGCCAGCAAGTTGAATATAGCGTCTAAAGTTTTGAGCAAAGAACCTAGCGGCATCTGCCCCAATCTTTAGACCTACTTTAATATCGTCTGAAAAACCAGTGACATCATCAAATACAGCAACTGCTCGTTTTAGCTCATTGGCAAAAATTACTGCAAACTGCCCAGTTGTAAATTCAAGTGTTTTAAACTCAGAATCAATATCTTTAGCGCCTTTTAAAATAGCGCTGTATACCGCCTCAGCAGTAACTTTACCTGCCATAGCTTCTTCACGAAGTTTCCCAAAAGGAATACCCATACCATCAGCAATGGCTTGAGCTAGCCTTGGCATTTGTTCAAGAACAGAATTAAGTTCTTGACCACGGAGCTGTCCAGATGCCAGACCCTGACCTAACTGGATAATGGCAGCCTTTGCCGACTGAGCTCCAGATCCAGAAATAGCAGCTGCTTGTTGTACTGCCTCCGTAACTAACAAAAGTTCTTTTATTGGTTTTCTAGAGTCTTTTAGAGCTAACCCAAAACGGTTAAATGTTTCTGCAACAGCATCTACGTCAGAACCTGACCTTGCAGCCACGTTAAACAACTCGTTTAGCGTAGCGGTAGTTTGTCTTGCTGTTTTCGTAACAAGCCGTGTCCGGTTCTCTAGCATAGTCATAGAGTCGGCAGCTCGGCTAATCCCTTTTGTAAAGGCACTAGCACCAAAAGCCGCAGTAATACCAATGGCAAGCCTACGGAAGGTATCTGTTGCCTTTCTTGCTTGTTGGTCTAGGTTGCCCATAGACTTATTAATTTTAGATATCTCGTTTTGTGCTTGACGGGCATCAGCACGGATCTTAATATTTACACCACTCATTCGTGTGCCTCCTAATAATAAAAAAGCCCCTGAAGGTAAGAATCCGTATTTCGGAAACACCATCAAGGGCTATTATAATTTAGTATGCTAGGGGGTTAGAATACCAATAGTTAGTAGTACTTGTTCAATAAAGTACTTAGGGGCTTGCTTTGAATGCCCGTTATTTAGAGCACTAATATGCTCAACTTGATTTAATATAGTACCCCCAAGGAATCTTCCCCGAGAGTCTTTGATGACATTTGAACGCCACCCTGCTCTTGCCTCTCCTGTGTCAACAGGTGTTACAATCTTTAACTGTGTTTCGGCATAAGCTATTTGTTCTTCTATTTCTGCGCCAGCAAGTTGGAGCATTTCATTTTCTATTCGCTCCATCTCCTGTCTGAAATTTATTACTTCCAAAGAGATGTTTGTCATTTACCTGTCCAAAATGGTGTCCAACTTTCTTCATCCCCGTTTTTAGCTTTGAGCATCATATCAAGGAACTTGCCCTTTGGTAGAGCTTTAGTTTCAGCCGGAATGTTTTCTTTAAGTTGTTTTATGGAGGGAAATAAATCTTCAGGTCTTCCCTTGTATCCTTGGGCTTGCAAAAGCAAGTATGTCCTCTGATCTTCTCTCCACCCAATTGGACGCTTTCTAAAGTAATTAGCCCACTTTATAAGTTCTTCTTGGGGCATTTCCTGCATTATCTTGTAAACAGGCATACCTAGCGAATAAGCAATATCGTATATAGTCTCTTCGGATTGAGTTAGTTTCCCTCAACGCCCCCGAGACCTGATACACGCATAACATGTGTAGAAAGTTCTGAAAGTTCGCCTAGCGGAAAAGAAGAAAAGTCCTCTTCAGACAGATCTTCTGCGCCCACTAC